CCTCCTTTTTGTGATATGATTCGTATCTTTGTTCATAGTCTTGCAGGTAATCATGACCTACGTGGTTATCAAAACTTACAGCAAGAGCATCGGAGAGAATAGAAGGAATACTATCACGATTCTTCTTTTCGTCATTTCCATCAGCAATATGAATTGACTCCATAAGTGCCAAATAAATGGCACGATCACGACACCATTTTTCGGTAGTATCAATTAACCAATTAAACTCAGTAGGAACATCTTCCAAGCAAGAAATTATTTGAGCAATTTCTTTGAAAGATTGTTCGTTAATGTCTGTTCTTTTCTCAACTTCAATACAAAGAACTTCTTTTGTTGCTGGTTGATTATATTCTTCAACAAAAGACAGTATTTCTTCAAATACAATTTTTTGATTTTGATCTTCAAAATATTCGTGTTTAATGAAAGGTATTACTTTCCTAATATATTTTTCATTGTGCAAAAGGTTTCTAAGAATTAGAAACTCAACTTTCTCCATAACTAAATTCCTTTCGTGCGATTTCGTCCAATTGTTGCATTACTTCTTCCGTAAAATATACCTCAGGTTCTTTTAGAATCTGTTTGGCATAAATTTTCTTCCCATCAATCTCATAACGTCCTGCTACATTCTTCCATAGTCCACCAATCTCACCAAGTTCCAGAAGACCATAGTAACGATCAAGACCGCGCTCATCATAATACAAACGGACCTCTACCTGCTGATTCTCTTTACTCAAACGCGACTTAGCAGTCTTAGCTTTGATAATATTGCCGACCACTTCTGTTCCATCCTTTTCTTTCTTTTTGCTGAGATAAATGATCGAAGATGCTGCATACTTGAGTCCGCTGCCTCCCCCCATTTCCTTAGTTGGTACGTAAGCCCCGATAACATCATAAGTATGGTTAGTTACTATCATTGGAATTTTTGCTTGACCAAGTTTCAAGGTAAGCATACGGAATGCACCTTTAATGAGTTGTGATTTGGTCATATCACGAACTTCTTTATCATTCAGTGCATCATTGATTTCCTTACTAGTGGAAAGCATCCCCAAAGAGTCTAGCACAAACATGCAAGGATTGCGCTCTCCTTCAGGTTTTTTCATATACAAGTCTACCGCTTTGAGTGCCTTTCCGCGAAACTCTTCCACGGTAACAACATTAACGACCACCAAACGGGAAGTATCAATTCCACGAGATTCTAGAAGAGATTTAGTGATAGCAGCTTCAGTATCAAAGTAGAGACAATAACCATCGGGATTATTATTAAGAAAATTCTTAACAACGGCGAGACTGAAGAAAGTCTTTCCAGTAGAAGACTCTCCAGCAATAGCAGTAATCTTATTCCCAGATACACCGCCAAATACGCTACCTGAAACCAGTGCATTAAAAATGTACGAACCCGTATCAACATAAGTCTCAGTCTCATCAATATCAGAAGCAAGTTGCGTATACTCACCACCGATTTCTTTTACAATATCTTTAAGAAAGTCCATTAGGCAAAAAATGAATCAAGATTTACTGTTTTTTCAACACTCCACCCAATTGCATCAAGAATAATCTTGAGTGGTTCTAGAAATGCTTTTTCAAATTGTAGTTCATAGTCTATGTATTTGTCAAGATTGAGTTCCTTTGGAAAATCTTGAATGAAGGTAATCACATTTTCGTGAATGATATTTGGTTTTTTAAGATAAATGAATTTAATCTTTTCGCCATTTTGAATGAGCGAATACTTGTTCGTCAAGTTATTTTGTTTAATATAGTAATTAAACAGAAGTGCTCCGCGAACATGAATTGGAGTTCCTTTAATGTAAATACTGGATGAGGAAGAGTATTTTTGAACATCAGAAGCAGAGCGTGGGAAAGCAATTTGTTCTGGAGAGAGTTTTTTAAACTTTTCTCTGGATCCATCAATAAAATTAATCATATCATCTTCAGTTCCACTCATCATAATATTGAAGGAATCTTTCAACATCTTACGACAAGGTGCAGGAGTGGAAGACTTGATCGCTTCAATTCCTTTGATCTTCAATTTAGGTTCTTTATAAAGAACACCTTCACTATCCCAAACGCTCAAAATATATCGCTTTTTCGCAGTCCAAATACCACGTTCAGCAATACACTCACGCTTCATATTCATCTTCTGCTCATAAGCATTCACATAGTCAGCCAATTCTTGGTAAGAACTTTCAATATACTTTTCAAATTCCACCTGACAGACCTTATCAAGGAACGAAACAATGCCTTGAGTAGTTTTCTCTCTTCCCTTGAATACATTCTCAACCAAAGGACCCATATTAATGTACAAAGAATCAGTATCTGAAGCAATAACATAATCAGTGTCTCCACTTTTAAGAATTTTATTCAAATAAGAATTGACTTTGTTCATAATCCATTGAATAGAAACTTGCCCAGACAATGTAATAGCTTCAGCGTTTGCAAGTTTATAATATCGAAAATACTGATTGCCGATAGCACCATAGGCAGAGTTAAGTTGAATCTTTCTTGCCATCTGGATGTTATTGCAGCGAGCAATCTCTTTAACTAGTTCCCTATTCTTTGTCTTTTCATATTCCTGCTCCGCTACAAGCATCTTCTTTTTAAAGATTACTCGTTCATTATAAATCTTCTCCATCAACTCAGGAAGAAAACCACGAACGTCTTTACGGAACATTGCGCCGTTTGCACATACAGCATAATCTTTATACATCTCAAAATTTAGAGATTGATTAAGAATCTTATCTACAGAAACTGTCGGATGCCTTTCTTCAAGAAGTGTTTCGGGGCTGATGTTATACATCATAATCAAGTGGGGATATAGTGAGTTCAAGTCAAAACTCACAACCCAGTCATACATTCCAGGAACTGGTTCCTTTACATAAGCACCAGCATACTTTTCATCCTTCTGTGTTTTATTTTTTGGAGGAATAACAATATTTCTTTTCTTTAGGTATGTGTAGATGATATTATCCCACATACGAACTTGATAGAACACATCTGCATAATTCACTTTAGCGTCATATGCCATAGTTAAAGCAAGTTCAATCAGTTTCATCTTGTCTTCCAAACGGTCAACAAGTTCTACGTCAACGATGTTGTATTCAATAAATTTTTGCCAACCATGGGTATAGAAATCCTTAAAGGTATCAAACTCAGAGTGATCAAGCTTTTTCTGCCCCAACTCAACTTCGGCAATATAATCAAGACGATATGATTCTTGTGCCTTATAGGTAAACTTCTTGTAGAGATCAAGATAATCAAGTTGAGTAAGACCACCAACATCAAACGTAGTGTGCTTTCTTCCTTGAATGTAAGTTTCCCCTTCAGTCACAAGTCCCCAGTTAGAGAAACGCTTCATTAGTTTCTCACCAAGAACACGATTCAGACGTTTGCAAATATAAGGAACGTCATAAAGTTGGATGTTCCATCCAGTAATCACATCAGGAACATCAATCATCCAATGATTAATAAAGTGATTAAGAAGTTCATACTCTGTAGGACAATAATGATAAGTCAAATCATCGCGATTATATTTAAATGGTTTGACGCCCCAAGTAATGATCTTTTTGGTTGTGTAATCCTGAATACTAATTGAAAGAATTTCTTCGGAACAAGATTCCACATCAGGAAATCCTGCCTCAGAAGCAACCTCAATGTCCAAGGTCACGAGTTTGATTTTACTAATATCAAACTTAATTTCATCCTCTGGATATTTCTCAGAAATATACTGGCAAATATACCTATCATTTCCGTAGATTTCGAATCCATCTACGCTTTCGTATTTTTTGTAGAACTCACGACAATCCCTGATGGTTCCTGGTTTTATGGATTCTACAGGTTCTCCGCCTAATGTTCTATATTTTGATTCCTTTTTAGTTTTTACAAATAGAGTTGGATAAAACTCATCTCTACTCTCAAATCTTTTTCCATTCTCAACACCACGAACCAAAATTTGATTTCCAATCAATTGAACATTAGTATAAAAGCGTTGCGTCATTCTTTAATCAAATCCTCATATTTTTCAAGTAGGGTTGGAGTTGGATCTGCAAGAGTAATAATTTTATCAGAACTCAACATAAACGTATCTTGTTTGGTATAAGCACAAAGAAATGGTTCTAAAGTTTTATCATTCCTAACAACAAATGGTTTAACTAGTTTGCAGTCTGGTTCGCCAATATCGGCACCAACTTCTTCCAGTTTAGTTATTAGAACCAGATTGTTGGTCAGTGCCAATACTTTGATTGTCTTTTCCATAATTGATTACATCCTCAATGTACATGTTGTTTAATTTGTCACTTGGAGTTACCATCGTAACAACCCAGTCAGCAGAAACTGGGATTGTATTATCTTTTGACAATGGCATCCAAGGGAAAAGAGTTACTTGAAAAGATGCCTTTTGCGGATCAAGTTCTTCTTTAAATTCTTCTGGAACATTAGTTGGTGGAGTCATTTTTACTACACAAGGTTTTTGAAGGAAATATCCAACAACTCGTGGTTTATCCTCTTCACCAACTACCATCTCTTTAACATCAGCAATAATGTCTTCACCAGACTTCAAAAGCAAAAGTTTTACTGTCATTTGTGCTCCATACCTCTTGCTATTCTAGCAACAAAAAAAGGAGGAGTCAACCTGAATTTTGCCAGGTGCTCCTCGCGGCGACGATATTCAGTTATATTTATAGATAATCCTTTCTCTTATGATGATCAGGAATAATCCTAGCAAGAGTAATAGTCAAAAGTCCATCTTCAAAATCAACTGACTTAACTTCCGTATCATCAGAGAGTGTCCATGCTCTCTTAAAACTCCGTTGAGCCAATCCCTTGTGGAGATAGTTGGACTCTGTTTCTTTATCTTCCTTTTGTCCTTCTACGAAGAGTTTGCCATCTTGAGTATAAACATAAACCTCTTTCTTTTTGAATCCTGCAAGTGCAAGTTCCAAACGAGATTCTACGTTACTTACCTGAACAAGATTATACGGCGGATAATTGGAAGTAGTTTCGTGAAGATTAAACAGTCGGTCAAAATATTCATCAAGACCGATACTATTTCTTGCAATCCTGTCCATTAGGGCAGGAAGATCCGCAGCAGTATATCGCGTGATACTGGTCATTATAGTAGCTCCTTTTTAAAGCGAGTTTGTGTTGTGTGGACCCTTTCGGCATCCATTACTAATTATATAAGATACGAAAAAAAGAGGAACGGTAAAAACCGCACCTCTTTTTAGGGTGTTCCGACTTTTGTAGAGACCGCACGAAAAGGTCTCGATATTATTTATTCGGTTTCTACTACCTTACCTTTCTTACCAATATTATACTTTTGCTCAAGGATCCAATCACCCTTGTCCTTATATGCAAGAACTTTGATTTGATTGAGAGGTGCAATATCTGCCACTTTATCTTGATTTAGAACTGTAATGAGTCCCCAATCTGCAAGAAGACGAACAATGCGATTACGGCGTTGGACATCATTTACAGTCAAATTGGCATGTTTACCATCAAGAGCAAACAGTTCCTTGAAATGTACAATATAATATCTACCTTGCTTATGTAGAATATGGCAAGATTGATAAAGTTTTTTCTCCTTTCTCGATGCAACTCCGATGCGAGTCAAAGTTTCGCGAACTTTTAAAAAATCGTCTGGTTCGTTGAGAATAACTTCAACCATTTGGTCTTGAGACCAATTTACCTGTGGTTCAATTGTTTGAGTTGTCATTTTGTTCCGCCAATTTCAAGTCGTTGTTTAATAAAGTTTATTTGCTCTTTTGACAAAATTTTGAGTGCTTGAGATGCTTTTTCGTTACTATAACCATAGTATTGTTTTACACATTCCAAGTCTTTGATTTTATCTTTACGGAGCCAGGGAGAATATCTCTTCCTTTTTCTTATAGTATTTAGAAAAAAATAATATTGCATATCTTTGCTAACATGATGATTCATATTCATCTCATTTGCAAAGAGAACACAATCAATGTGCGCAGATAAACAACGATTAATAATGTAAGGTGCGTATTCTTTTAAAGCATCTGGATTTTCCAGAATTAAGTCATTCTTTGTTTGATTGATCGAATTCAACCAGTCCTTCAATTCCATAATTAAAAAGTAGCAGTTCTTTACGTTGTTTTTGATCACGCATATATTCACCAACTGAACGCATTGTGTAAGTCAAATCAAACTCACCAGTATTCCAGTTTTTGAAGCGATCTTTGACAAGTTGATCAGAATTATAACTTACCAGTTGATCCATATTATTAGCATCACAATCGGCAGCAAACTTATCGTGATCAAATCCTTTG